TCCACACTGACACCGCCCCTCGGCCCTTGTGAATATCTCCAACCGCTGCTTTTTGGTGAAGGACTTGCGCGGGTGGATTTCGACCGGTTCGCGGTTCATTCCGGCGACAACTCAATAAACAGCCTCCCACCCTTGGCAGGCATACAAAAGACGACTGTAGGGGCGTTGAAGGTGCTATCATCCACGCCAAGCGCCTCTGCCATGCCGTCCAGAAGCGCCTTGCAAGCTGCGATGACGTTATCGGCGTCTGGCCTGTTTGCCGTGCGAGGATGGACCAGCAGACGGATATTCATCCGGCCTTCAGGCTTTGGAACCTTGGCTGCCAGTGTCGCTGTATATGCCCAAGCCCGAGCCTTTTTGACGGCCCTAGCTTTGGCCATGAAGTGAGGCCGCGAGTTTGGCCACAGGTCTTTGGCAGGGAAAGGCAGTTCGATCATTGTGCGGCCCTCATCTTCCAGATCGCTAGATCAAGCCCGGAAGGCGAGACGCGGTAGTAATCCGCACAGCCCTTCAGCGACCAGCCGCATTCCAGCTTCCGCCAAGCGTTCACAGCCATCCAGCGTGATGCGGTAGGGGGAGGGGTCATGGCTTCGGCCATTCCATCACACGGACAATGCTGTACTGTTCGCTTGCCAGACTGATAAAAAACATCACGGCAAGCGTCAGAATCCACGGCACGTCGCCAAGGGCCGGAATGCCGAAGTGGGAGGCTAGGCGGTCATCAGACCCATACCAGACACCCAAGGCAAACACTGGCTTGAGGATCGAGAAAATCAGCCACTTCATTTTCCGCTCTCCAGCCGCATTTCCTCGGTCTTCAGCGCCTTGATTTCAGCGTAGATGCCCGAACGCTTGGTTTTCTGCCGGATGGCCTTTGCCAGCTCGTTTTTCAGCGTGTCACGTTCACGGGCGATTTGAGCGAGGCGTTCGTTCTTGCGCTTTTCCTCGGTGTAGAAGGGGTGGTTAGGGAAATTGTCGCAGAGCAAACCGAGGGCGATTTGTGGGTCTTCGGCCCTCTTAAAGAACCCATAACGCTGGATAAGGCGGCGGATTGCGTTAAGCATCATTCTCTCCCTTAGCTTTCATGCGAGCGCGAGCGCGGTCGATGATTTGTTTCGCCCATTTGGCGTGAACCTTGGCCTCTTCGCGGTGGTCGCTGGCCGCTTGCAAATGATGCGCCAGCGCAGCCCGCTCAACAGGCGACAGGTGGTTAAGGTAAGCTTTTTCAGTCATGGCCAGAACGCTACCCGACAACGGACGGCGTGACAATAGCGAAAATGACGCGAAATAATCGCTTGACGGTCTGGCTGCTGCTGTGGCTATATGTGTCCAACAAGGGAGAGACACATGACCGCTACATACAAACAAGTTCAGCAAATCCGCGCCGAGGCGATGGCCCGCGTCATGAACAAAAACTTGCCGTTTGATGTTCGGATGCGCTCGCGGGAAACCGTGCAACTTTGTGACGAACGCCTTGCAGCGGAGGGAGTCAAATGAACATCGACCAGCCCCATTCCAGTCCGTTTGAGCGCGCTATGCTGCTGCGCTGCTACAAGTCGGCCCTCCGCAATCTCCGCACGGCCTATTGCTGGGATACGCGTCTCGACAACCTCAAGAGCGCGGAGCAATGCCGTAAGAAGCTGCTGGGCCTTCGCCTGTCAGTCGCTGACTACGATTACCGGCCCGTTGAGGTTTCCGGTAGCTTCCGGAGGATTGGCTGATGGCCGATGAATCGCCGTTCGTTCCTGTCGCGGGTCAGTCGTTTAGTTGTCAGCAAGATTGGGTCAATCGGGCAATGCGCGCCTTGACCTCGCACCCACACTACAAAAACACAGAGCATGGCGACGACGCAGGCTGGCGGGGGCCACATTTCACCGCCCTATGTTTCGATCAGGCCGGAAATCGGATGCGAAACGGCGGCGACTTCATGCGCGCCACAGATGACGGCACATACCCGGTTTGGTGGGTTTGGCCAGACCAGATCGAAGAGTTGCTTCGTGAAACCAACATCACAGGAGCGGGGAAATGAGCGCCGCACATACGCCTTCGCCGTGGCTTTGGTCTGGCGACGAACTGATCGGCTCAAACGGAAAGCGGGTCATCGAGACAATCCCATACGAGGGAATGTGGATTGACCCAGAATGTGATGACGCCCGCCTGATCGCCGCCGCTCCTGATCTGCTGAGCGCCCTTATCATCTTGTTGCACTACGACGAACAAGACGCCGCGTGTGTGCCAACCTCTGCTCACCTTGACGCACAGGACGCAGCCCGCGCCGCAATCGCCAAGGCGACCGGCCAATGACTGACGTTATTGATTCCATGCGCGGCCTCCGCAATCAGACCCTGACATTCGAGCAAGTTATCTCCGGATTGACCTGTGAGATAGGCCGTGTCGAGCGGCTTACCGATCTAACGCCTGACCAGATCGCCCGCCTCTGGTCCGCCACATCAAGACTAAGCAAAGCAGCACTAGCGAAGGGGAAGAACGATGCGCAGCCTTGATGAGATTCTGAAAAAGCATCTTGAGGGCGCGGTCAACGAAGGAATGGCTCTTGGCTTTCAGATGGCGATTGACTGCCTGAACTCAGCCAAGGGTCGGACGGCTCCTGAAAACCAAACGTGGGACACGGCGATAGCGTTTCTGTCGCTGGCCAAGACTGACGTTGAGGCGGCTAAAGATGACTGACCGTCCACTCATCATCTTCCGCGAAGGCCAGCTTTGGAAAGACCACGGAGGCCACTACTACCCCGCATCCCGGTTTAGCGTGGTGATGACACGGGAGACATTTCTAACCCGCCCCGGCCCTGATGCTGAACGCTATGCTAAAGAGTGTCAGAAGGCCCTCAATCAGTACGAAGAAGCGCAACGCGCGGCAATGGAGGAAGCCAAGTGAGTGAGACAATGCGGATTTGGGACGCGCTGTCCAAAACAGACCCGGCCCACACTAAGGGCTTCAAGCGCGCTGGTGGGTTCTCTGGAACCGCCGTTAAGCCCATGTGGGTCATCAAGCGGCTTACCGAAGAGTTCGGGCCATGCGGCGAAGGATGGGGGATCAATGAGCCTTCATTCCAGATCGTGCCGGGCAATAACGGTGAGGTGCTGGTTTACTGCACGGTTTCGGGCTGGTGCGGCGCAACGGCTAACGTCGTGTGGGGCGTCGGCGGCGATAAGGTCGTGACCTACATCAAGGCCAACGAGCAATACAACCGGCCTGAGCGGTGGGAGAACGATGACGAGGCTTTCAAAAAGGCGTTCACGGACGCAATCATGAACGCCTTTAAGTTCCTCGGTGTCGCGGCTGACGTACACATGGGCCTGTTTGACGACTCGAAATACGTTCAAGAGGTCAAGGCTGACTTTGCCGAACGGCTGAAAGGCAACGGCGGCGTAAGCCCAGAAGGCGAGGACTGGTACGGCTGTAACGGCGAGGCCGGAATGTCCGCTGCCAAGGCCAAGGCAGAGGGGCTGGGCGAGACGTTCGACGGCTGGCTTTCCGCTGTCGATATTATCCCGACAATGGAAGTCTGGAAGACGTGGTGCCGCGACCATGACGACGTAATCAAAACCCTGCCGCGTGGCTGGCGGGTTCAAATCCGCGAGGCTGTCGATGCCCGCAAGAAAGAACTTGGAGCCGCCTAAATGACTGACGCGATAAACTCGGGAATGCTGCAATCGTTCATGGAGCGCCTTGAGCGTCTGGACGATGACAAATCCGCCGTGTCCGCTGATATGAAAGAGGTCTTTGCGGAGGCCAAGGGTGCGGGCTACGACACCAAAATCATGCGCAAGGTGCTGAAGCTGATTAAGCAAGACAAGGCCAAGCGACAGGAAGAACAGACGCTTGTGGACTTGTATCTGCAAAGCGTGGAGGGCTAAGAATGAAACAGATCACGATTGCAGGCCGCGTCACCAAAGACGCAGAGGTTTGCCAAGCCGGGCAGGATAACGTCTGTGGCTTCTCGGTTGCCGTCGATGACCGCCAAGGCCGCGAGAAAACGGCCATCTTCTTTGAGTGCTCGATTTGGGGCAAGCGCGGTGATTCGCTCGCTCCCTTCCTGCTCAAAGGAACGCCGGTTACGGTGTCGGGCGATCTGTCGCGCCGTGAACATGACGGGAAGACCTATCTCGGTATCCGGGTCGATCAAGTCACGCTGCAAGGCGGCAAGAAGGCCAGCGACGCCGACGAAGGCTATAGTGGCCCCGCTGGACGCGCTTCGTTGCCGACTGATGGCCGCGACGACCCCCTGCCGTTTTGATGTCTGATAGAGCTGTAGTCACGCTCCGAACGCAGGCCGACAGGGACAAAGCCTCTCGGTGGTGTCAGGGCGTGGCTACAGGCTCAAAGGTAGTCTTCCACGGCCCATCTCGGAGCATCCCCCAAAATGACGCGCTACACGCAGCCATTGGCGACATTGCCAGACAGAAAGATTATCATGGCGTCAAACTCCCGGTCAGGGATTGGAAGCTGTTGTTTCTGGACGCCTTGGACGCAGAAATCAGGCTGCTACCCAGCCTCGACGGCAAACGGTTCGTCAGTGTCGGCAAATCCACATCGGCACTAAGCAAGGAAGAGTTTAGCGGCCTCCTGTCTGTGGTTTATGCGTGGGGGAACGAGAACAATATCGAATGGAGCGACAAGCCCGATGAATGACCCGCACGACGGCCTATACGCTGTCCGCTCCTATTCCTGCGAGAAAAGCCGCGAAGCCCGCGACCGATGGCTGGCCTTCAGAAACTCCCAAGGGATGCCTGTTGTCCAGCATCTTGATCGGTTCGACGCTGTGCCAAATGCCTTCGCGAAACAGTGGGCGGCGATGCGAAATAGGACTTGACGGCCTATAACGTCTAGGCCATATTGTCCTCATTCAAGGGCGTGTTGCCCGGATGGAGAAGACAGATGGCCAGCCCTCACCTTTCAGTCGAAATCGATCCCGAGAAGGTCCGCGCGACCTACGAGTGGGTTGTCGAGGAAATGGACGGCGACGAGATCGTGGAGTGCTACTATTGGGAAACACGCACAGAGGCCGTTCAGTGCGCCTCCCATATCCGAGCTAGCGGCGGGGCCTTCGACTTCGGCGTTTGCTACAGCCGGGGCAGCGACTGCGACGGCGAGATGGATCGCCAGTACGCCTATTGCCCGCGCAATACGATGACCGGGCTTCCGACAGAGTTTGACGGCGGGCGGGCCGTTCCCAAGCGGTTTCTCGCCGCATGACCCCCGAAGCCTTCCGCGCTCACCTCGTCCGCGTCGGCTACAACCAGACGCAGTTCGGGCGCTTCATTGGCTATTCGGATAGATCAATAAGGCGGTTTGCTGCTGGTACTGATCCTGTTCCGTTGGTCGTTCAAAGACTGCTTGTCTTGATGAGAGATAGAAAGGCTTAAGCCATGACTACGATGCTGGAGAAGGCTGCAAGGGCGCTTTACGCGCGCAAAACAGCGGAGCCGTGGGAGGCGGCGACGGCCCGGATGGCGCGGCTAGGGATCGACAAGCCATCCAACAACCAAGAGGCCGCAATCAACGACGCCCGCGCTGCCCTTCAAGCTATAAGGGAGCCAGACAACGAAACCGCGTGGGCGTTGGCGACCGCATCGGGGACGATGAACAAAAACCGTGCCGCGCAGGATTGGGCCGCCATGATCGACGCAATCCTGAGCGAACCCGCCAACCCTTGACCCGCCAAGCCCTCTAGGGCATCATCATCCCCGCTCTAAGGCCCCGCTACGGCTTAAGCCTAGACGCAAACCACGGAGATGCAGATGGCCGGTCTAGGCCGACCTTCTGACTACACGCCGGAACTGGCGGACGAAATCTGCACAAGGCTCGCTAACGGGGAATCGTTGCGGGCTATTTGTGCTTCTGATCGTGATGATTGGATGCCGTCCATCGGCACAATCTTGCGGTGGGTTAGCGAAAAGCCTGAGTTTCGGGAACAATACGCGAGAGCAAGAGAAGTTCAGGCCGAGACGCACGCTGATGAAATCGTAACCATCGCTGATGGTGTGTCGTGTGCCGACCCTAGCGCGATTGACGTTGCCCGTGACAGGCTACGGATTGACGCTCGCAAGTGGGTTGCGTCCAAACTGCTGCCCAAGAAGTACGGCGACAAGCTGCAACAGGAAGTATCTGGACCTGACGGCGGCGCTATCGCGGTCACATGGCTGAAACCAGAGTAATCCCCTACGCCCCTCGCCGGGTGTTCCTGCCGTTCCACAACCGAACGCAACGCTTTGCTATCGGCGTGGCTCACAGGCGCTGTGGGAAGACGGTGGCTTGCATCAATGACATGATACGCAATGCGGTGGTCTCCGATAAGCCAAACTATCGTGCGGCCTATCTCGCGCCGTATCTGAAGCAGGCTAAGGACGTGGCATGGGAATATCTGAAACGGTACAGCCAGCCGATCTGGGCCAAGCCTCCGAATGAGTCGGAACTGTACGTCGAACTGATCGGCGGCAAGCGCATCAAGATTTATGGGGCTGACAACCCGGATGCCCTTCGTGGTGGCTATCTGGATGACGCCACGCTGGACGAGTACGCGGATATGTATCCCGGCATCTTCGGCTCAATCATCCGCCCCATGCTGGCAGACCGTCAGGGAACAGCAACGTTCATCGGCACGCCTAAAGGCCGCAATGCCTTCTTCGACCTGTTTGAGCGGGCCAAGGGTGACCCTGATTGGTTCCCGTTCTTCCTGCCTGCGTCTGAGACAGGCATCTTGCCGCAAAGCGAACTGATCGCCGCTGCTAGGGAAATGACGCCAGAGCAGTATGAGCAAGAGTTTGAGTGCAGCTTTGAGGCGGCAATCATCGGCGCTTACTACGGTAAGGATATGGCTGAGGCTGAGAGAGCCGGGCGTATCACGGATGTTCCGCATGATCCCGCGCTGCCCGTCTATACGACGTGGGACCTTGGCATTGGAGACAGCACGGCAATCTGGTTCTGGCAGGCACATGGCCCAGAGATACGGGTGATCGACTTCTATGAGGCCAGCGGCGAGAGCATTGAGCATTACGCCAAGGTCTTACAGGCCAAGCCGTATCGCTATGAAGCCGATTGGGTTCCGCATGATGCGAGGGTGCGCGAACTAGGCACCGGACGAACGCGGATTGAGACAATGGCGGGCCTGAAGCTCAAGCCCAAGCTGGTTCCGTCGCACAAGGTACTAGACGGGGTGAACGCTGCCCGTGTCCTGTTCCCACGCATCTGGTTTGACCGGGACAAGTGCAAGGCCGGGCTTGAGTGCCTGCGCCAGTATCGAGCGGACTATGATGAGAAGGCCCGCGTGTTCCGTGATGCGCCTAAGCACGATTGGACTAGCCACGCTGCGGACGCCTTCCGATACCTTGCGATGGCCTATCGGGAGATCAAGCCGGAAGTCAAAGAGGCTGAGAAGCCCTTGCGCGGCGTTCGTGATATGACGTGGAATGACTTGCTGGATAACCAGCCCCGACAGTCAGGCTATGAGCGCGCATGATCGTTCTATCGACAAGCGGTCCCGCGCACGATACATTCCCGCGAACGCTTGCGAGGGGCCATGCTTCCCGACGAACCCGATAATCTGGCTGGTATTGCCCTTGTCTCCAAGTGGATTGACGAAATCGGCTTGTCTGAGCGCGAGCTTCAACCGTTCTGGAAGTCTGGCGACGCCATTGTGCGCCGCTACAAGAATGAGAACCGCGACAGGGGCGGCGGGCGTCCGTCTGCTGGTTATGCCAAGCGGCGTTTTGCCGTGCTGTGGTCTAACGTCTCGACCCTTCAGCCCGCTATCTACGCCAAGCAGCCTAAGCCAATGGTTGACCGGCGCTATCGGGATGAAGACCCGGTGGGCAAGGTCGCATCGGACGTTCTGGAACGCGCGCTAGGGTTCAGCCTTGACCAGTACGACTTTGATGGCCGGGTGAAGCTGTGCGTTCTGGACTATCTGCTGCCGGGCCGTGGTCAGGTGTGGGTGCGCTACATCCCGCACATGGAAAAGCTCAACGCTGAGGATGACCCGGAGCTAGGCGAGGGTGAGGAAGACGCTGACCGCAACGAAGTCGGAGAGGTTGGCGAAACCGTCGTCTATGAGGAAGTCCAGTGCGACCACGTTGCGTGGAAAGACTGGCTGACGAACCCGGCCCGTGAATGGGCGGAAGTTCGGTGGGTGGCGCGGCGCGTCTATATGACGAAAGCTGAACTGACGGAACGCTTCGGCGCTGAAATGGCGAAGAACGTCCCGATCACCACGACCTCGACCGGCTCTGACACGGCGACGGATGCTCAAAAGCAAGCCAACCAGACTGGCGAGGTTTACGAGATTTGGGACAAGCCGTCAAAGACCGCCTATTGGGTGTGCAAGGGCTATACCAACGGGGTTCTCGACCAGCGGGAAGACCCGCTTGGGCTTAACAACTTTTTCCCATGCCCGCCGCCTCTGAACGCCACGACGGGCAACGACAGCACGATTCCGGTTGCGGACTATGTGCAGTATCAGGATCAGGCCGACGAACTGGACGAACTGACGGCCCGCATTGGCAAGCTGCAAGATGCACTGCGGATGGTGGGTGTGTATGCCGGTGAAGCCAACCGAGAGCTTCAGTTGGTGTTCTCGCCGGGCAATGAGAACAAACTCATCCCGATTGATACGTTTGACCTTTGGAAAGAAAAGGGTGGCGTCCGTGGCCTGATTGAGTGGGTGCCGGTGGATATGGTCATTCAGGTGCTGAAGGGCTGCTATGAGGCGCGCTCGCAAGTCCTAAACGACATTTACCAAATCACGGGCCTGTCTGACATTATCCGGGGTGAGAGCAACCCGAGTGAGACTGCTACGGCGCAACGGATCAAAGGCCAATGGGGTTCGTTGCGGGTTCGTGACCGTCAACGGGATTTGCAGCGGTTCTGCCGTGACGCAATCAGGCTGAAAGCTGAGATTATCGCGGAGCATTTCAGCATTGATACGCTGAAGGCCATGACGAATGTTAAACTGCTAACGGCGGCTGAGAAGGCGCAGATTGAGCAGATCATGCCGCGGATCCAGCAAGCGGAACAAGCGGGAATGCCTATCCCGCCCGGCATGGCCCCGCCTCCTGAAATGCTGGCGCTTATGAAAGAGCCGACGTGGGACGACGTGCAAGCCCTGCTGAAGAACGACGCGCTGCGTTCGTTCCGCATTGACGTTGAGACAGACAGCACGGTCGAGCCTGATGAGAACGCAGCTAAACTGGCGTTTACCGAGTTCACGGGCGCGGTGGTCGGGCTGATGTCTGCTGCGGCTGGCATCGTGCCTACAGCCCCCTATACGGCTCCGCTGTTTGCGGAAATCCTGAAGCAAGGTGCGCGCACGTTTAACGTCAGCCGGTCGATGGAAGGCGTGATTGATAAGGTGTTTGAGCAAGCTGAGGCGCAACCGCCTGCTGCGCCTCCGGGGCCTCCCCCGCCTGAACCGCCCGATCAAAGCGCGATACAGGTTGAGCAACTGAAGTCGCAGACGGCTCAAATGCAGGCGCAGATCGAGCAACAGCGTACCCAAATGGAAGGCCAGCTTGGCATGGCTGAACTGCAACTCAAAGGCCAAGAGCTATCGGTGAAGGCTGCGGCCCTCTCCCGTGACCCAACCCCGCAAGGGATTGCGTGATGACGCAGCAGGGATTGAGACAAGCCAGCGCGCGGGAAATCAGCCTGACGCCGACCGCGAATAGCTACAACGGCGATGTAAGGCTAATGATTGAGGCGGAAATCACCGTTCCGGCTGGCGCCACCTTCAATGAGGCTCAACTGCTTTGGATTAATAGCCGGTTGAGCGCGAGTTACACAAACTTGACCGAGGCCATGCAAGCGTTTGCGGAAAGCCAAGGGTTTGATAACTGGTCGGCTATGGGAACGTTTGCCGTATGAGTCGGGCGACCTATCGCATCTGCCGGGCGTGTGGGGATATGCACGAAGTCTCGGAATGGCCGCGTGAGTGCCTAGAGCAGTTTCGCAAGGCACGGTCTAGTCTGCCTATGCCCGCAATCCGATCGGACGGTATGGACCCGATCCTGAACCATGCGGACGGGCAAATGTACGACAGCCGTTCCGCCTATTACCGGGGCGTGAAGGATGCGGGATGCGAGATTGTCGGCAATGAGAAGCTGACTGCCCCTGCGCCAAAGGAAATGTGCGAGCGCGAGCTTAAGCAGGATATTTCAAACACATACGACCAGTTGGAGGCTAGGTTATGAGCGATATGGAAGACGACATTCGGGCTGCTTATGAGACGCTTGCGGATGATGCGCCGGAACCGGCAAAGGAAGTGGTGGTAGCGCCTGAAGCTATCATTGCTGAGGCTCAACCAGCCCTAGAAGCTGACGAAAAGTCCGCAGACGAACGCGAGCGCGGGCCAGACGGCAAGTTTATTGCAAAACCGGCTGAAACGGTGCAAGATACGCCCGACCAGCCCTCGGAAGCAGTCGCGGACCCTGCTGTAAAGCTCGCCATCCGCGCCCCGGCTTCATGGTCAGTTGCGGCTAAGGCCGGGTTTGACGCTCTACCTCCTGAAGTGCAACAGGCCGTTGCAAAGCGGGAGCAAGAGATCGACCACGGACTGCGGCGCAAGTCGGAGGAAGTGAAGCGGTACGAACCGTTGGAACAACTCATTGCCCCGCGTCGCGCTGTATGGGCGGCTCAAGGGATGGATGAGGCTTCGGCAATCAAGACGCTGCTTGCGGCTCAAGATTTGCTAGAGCGCGATCCACGGCAGGGGCTAGAGTTTCTGGCCCGTTCGTATGGCGTGAGTTTGAATACGGCCCAGCCGCAGGGACAGCCTCAACAGGCCCAGCCCGCACCGGACAGCCATCCAGAGATTGCCTTCCTGAAGCAGCAACTCCAAACCCTGCAAAGCCAAGTCCAAGAGGCGCAAACCGCGCCTTTTAAGAGCCAGATCGACGCCTTCCAGAACGACCCTGCCAATCTGTATTTTGAGAACGTCCGCGATGACATGGCGGTCCTCTTGCATAACGGTAAGGCTGCGGACCTGAAGGAAGCGTATGAAATGGCTTGTTGGATGAGGCCAGACATTCGCCCGTTCCTGCAAACGACGCAGGCCCCGGCGGTGGATACGCAAGGCAAGGCGGCGCAAGCGAGGCGGGCGGCAGTCAGCGTCACCGGATCACCGGGTCAAGCCGCGATTCACCGATCAAATGGCACCATTGAGGGCGACGCTCTTGCAGCTTGGGACGAGCTTGCAGGAAACGCCTAAAGGAAAGTTAAATGGCATCCCCTAACCTTACTGAACTGGCCACCACCACCCTGCGTTCGCGCACGGGAAAGCTGGCCGATAACGTCACGAACAACAACGCGATTCTGTCGCGTATGAACAAGCGCGGCACCATCAAGCCGGTGTCGGGTGGCCGCACTATCCTTCAGGAACTAGAATACGCCGAGAACGTCACTTACCAGCGTTACTCGGGTTACGAAGTCCTGAACATTTCGCCTAGCGACGTGTTCACGGCTGCTGAGTTCGACTGGAAGCAGATCGCGGTGAACGTCACGATCAGCGGCCTTGAGCAAATGCAAAACTCGGGCAAAGACGCCATCATTGACCTGCTGTCCTCGCGCATCAAAAACGCGGAAAAGACCATGCAGAACGGTGTGGCTGAAGACCTGTACTCCAACGGCACTGCGTCCGGTGGGAAGCAGATCGGTGGCCTGCAACTGCTTGTGGCTGACGACCCGACCACGGGAACCGTTGGAGGCATCAACCGTGCCACTTGGAACTTCTGGCGTAATCAGAAGTTCAGCGCGACCACGGACGGCGGTTCGGCTGCTACGGCGGCTAACATCGTGCGGTTTATGAACACGCTGTACCGCAACTGCTCGCGTGGCACCGACAAGCCCGACCTGATTCTGGCCGATGACAACTATTTCGGCCTGTACGAGTCGGCGCTTCAGGACATTCAGCGCATCACTCAGAACAACGAGGCTGACGCTGGCTATGTGTCCCTGAAGTACAAAGGGACCGACGTTGTGTATGACGGCGGTTACGGCGGCGCTTGCCCGGACAACCACATGTATATGCTCAACACCGGGTATATCCATTGGCGTCCGCACGTTGAGCGCAACATGGTTCCGCTGGAAGACGTGCGATCCATCAACCAAGACGCAATGGTGAAGCCCATTGTGTGGATGGGCAACATGACCCTGTCCAACGCCTTCCTCCAAGGCGTTCTCTTCCAAACCTGATCCCCCTAGAAAGGAGCTACTAAAATGGCATCCACTGCCGCTACGGTCTTTGCGACCACTCCGACCTTGGGGATCGACCTCGACTCCAAGTCGTCCACTCCGGCCTTTGCCGCAAACACGTCCATTCGGGCGAATGATGCGCGTCTGCACGTTTACGCCCGTGCTTCGGAGGCCCTTTCTTCGACTGCAACCATCCTGATCGGTACTGCCGGTTCCGCGTCCTCGGATTCGGGTTCGGCTGGCTTCACGGTCAACACCACGGGCGGCGTTGCTGCTGGCCAGTATTTCTGGGCCAAACAGACCGCCCTCTAGCGCCTGTCCCTGATCCTAGCCTCCACTGGGGTTAGGTGATAGCTTAAGCGGCCTCTCGCGTTTGTGGGGGGCCGTTTTTGCATTGGAGGATGCGTGATTAACGTCGTCAGTGTCCGCGTTGGCACCAAATACCCGATTGAGTACGTCACCCGCCTTCATGACGGCATCGCCCGCCATCTGGCCGAGGAACAGCGCCATTGGTGCCTAACGGACGACCCGGACAGCCTGCCGGAAGGCATTACGGCCATTCCGCACGAATCATGGTTGCCGGGCTGGTGGGCTAAAGTCGGCTTGTTTGCGCCGTATATGCCGTGGCCTCTTGGCGCGGAGGTTCTCTATATGGACCTCGACGTATGCGTTACGGGCCGTCTTGAGGGTTTGCCGCACGGCATCATTCAGGACTGGCATTGGCCGACCTATAACAGCAGCGTCATGCGCTGGCGTCATGGCGAACACCGAGACATTTTTGGCCGGTTTACATCAGACGTAATCGACCGTCCTACGGAGAGTCTTCAGGGCCTTCTCCCTGCCGGACAGATCAACGGCGGCGATCAAGAGTGGATTAGTCAAGTCAGCGCATGGGAGACGTTCCCGCCTGAATGGTTCGTCTCGTATCGCAATGCCGTTGCATGGCCTCCTGAGACGGCTAAAGCTGTCATATGCCACGGCGAGCCTAAGCCTGAAGCTATCACTGACGGTTGGGTTCCGGGTGTCTGGAAGGTTGGCGGGTTTACGGCCATGCCAGAACTGAAGGGCATGAACGTAACGCATGACTTTGCCTATGCGAACGTGCGGGCCAACGTTCTGCGTGACGTGCCGTGGTTCTCAGGCTTTGGCGAGCAAGAGAAGGGCTGTGTCATCGTTGGCGGTGGTCCGTCGCTTGCGGGCAGCGTAAAGGCAATCAAAGACCACAAGCGCCGGGGTCTAAAGGTCATCACCGTAAACAACGCACTGCGGTTCCTCATGGAACGGGGCGTGACGCCAGACGCACACGTCATGTTGGATGCGCGGGAAGAAAACCTGCCAATGGTGGAAAACGCGCCAAAAAGTGTGCGCTATTTTCTAGCCTCGCAGGTTCATCCGTGCGTGTTTGACGCGCTTTCAGGGCATGATGTTGTTCTGTGGCATAACGCGATGGGTTCGGGTGACGAACTCATGGAGATTATCAAGCCGTGGTTTGACGAAGGGCCTAACCAGCGGCCTTGCGTTCTAGTCCCCGGTGGCGGGACTGTGGGGCTTCGCGCAATCAATCTGGCATGGCTGTCGGGGTACAAGAAAATCCATCTGTACGGCTTCGACAGTTCGTATGCTGAAGGCAAGCATCACGCCTATTCGCAAAGCCTCAATGACGGTGAACCGACAATGGAAGTCGTGTTAGCCGACAAGCGGTATCTGTGTGCCCGCTGGATGATTAGGCAGGCAATGGAATATCAGCAGCAAGCGCTATATCTTCGTGAGCGAGGCGTGAAAGTTATAGCGCATGGGACTGGGCTGATTCCGGCGATGGGAAGGCTATTGGCATGATTTGGGCAGGCGCGCTTTTGGCTATCTGGTTGCTGTGGCTTCTCATTGTCGGCATCTTTGTGAACACGCGCCGATGAAACAGATAGATGGCCTTTGGTGGCCTGATTTTGACGTGCGCTGCCGCAACGCGGTGGTTAGCGAGTGCGCGGCGGCTATGCCTGTCGTCTTGCCGATGGTGGCTGAAAAGCGCGTCTGCGTTCAAGCTGGCGGAAATGTGGGTGTTTATCCCCTTGCGCTGGCCAAGGTGTTTGATCGGGTCATCACGTTTGAGCCTGATACGGACAACCTTGATTGCTTGGTAGCCAACGTCACGGCGGAAAACGTTACCACCTACTATGCCGCTCTTGGTTCTGAGGTCGGGACTTGTGGCGTCCTTCGCATCGACACGGACAACTGCGGTTCACACAAGACGCTGCCGGGCGGATCGGTTCCGGTATGGGCCATAGATGACTGGAACCTAGATCAATGCGATCTGATCTGGCTGGACATTGAAGGCGCGGAAGCGGACGCAATCAAAGGCGCACTAGCGACAATTGAGAAGTTTTCGCCTATTATCGTGCTTGAAGAAAAGGGCTTGGGTCCAAAAGCGACCTTGCCCGGCTACAAGAGCGTGGCCCGTATAGGAAATGACACTGTGTATCGGAGGACATAGATGGACTACAGAGCGCCAGACGGACGGGACCGCGTAATCCCGCGTTTCCACGTCCAGCCCGTGCGTAATAACTTCCTGTCGGAGAAAGAGGGCCGTGAGGTCTGGAACGACGTGGAGTATGTGGAACTGATCGTGCCGGGCGATAACAAGAATATCGTTGATGTGGCCGTGAAGGACGAACACCGGGAACGGTGGGCGCAGCAATACGCCGCGTTCAAAGCCAACATGGTTGCCCCGGAAAGCGGTACGCCGCTGGACGAATGGGCGGGTGTGGGCCGCAGTCAGGTGATGGAGCTTAACAGCGTCCATATTCGCACTGTTGAAGCGCTTGCGGGCCTGTCTGACAGCCAACTGACGAAGTGTGTCCCGATGGGCGGTCACGCCTTGCGGGCGAAGGCGCAACGCTTCATTGAGCAAACTGAGGCTGAGAAGCCGATGATGGCGATGGAGCAACGCATCCGCGAGCTTGAGGATAAGCTGGCGCTGGCGCTGGAAACCAAACAAGAGAGAGTGGCGGTATGACGAACGGCCTTGAACGCGACGTGATGTATCGCCCCGGCGCTACCTTCTTTAAGGTAAATGACGTTTTGATGTTTCGTTATCAGGCGGATTCGTCGTCGGTTATTGGCCCGCGTGTGGCAACCGCTGCGGACAAGAAAGCGCATGGTTTTGAGTATGAGCGTTACCTAGAGGAAGCGTTCCGCGACGCTCCTCTAGCGGCGTTTGACCACGACGATAACGGGGAGCCGGGAGGGGCTGCCGCACCTATTGAAACCCCTCCGCAGCCTAAAAAGCGCGGGCGTCCCGCGAAAGCTTAATCAATGGCCATGAACCTTCTTCAGATTGTCCAGCGAGCGTGTCGCTTGCTTTCAATCCCGGTTCCTACGGAAGTCGTCGCTTCGACTGACATTCAGGTTCAGCAACTCTATGCGCTGGCCAATGAGGAAGGCGACGAGCTTGCTGGTTCGTATGATTGGCAGATCATGCGTCGTCAGCATTTGTTCGGCACGGTAGCGAGTGCGGTTCAGGCTAGCGCAATCCCGTCTGACTTTGACCACTTCATTGCCAACTCGTTCTTCAACCGTACGACCATGCGGAATATCTACGGCCCGATCACGCCGCAAGAGTGGCAGGCTATCCAAGCGCAACCGCAGCTTAACCGGGTGTTTCTGGCATTTGTTGAGCGTGACGGGGAGTTTCTGGTTACGCCTGTCCCGGCTGCGGGTGAGGAAATTGCATACGAGTATATCACGACCGATTGGGCCAAATCGGCGGCTGGGTCGGCGCAGTCGTCATTCCTCGCTGATACGGACCTGACGTATCTGGATGATAAGCTGTTCCCGCTTGGCCTTCGCTGGCGCTTCCTGAAGTCCAAGGGCCTCGATTACGCGGAAGATTTTCGGACTTACCAAAGCGAGCGTAGCCAACGCATGGCGCGTGATGGCGGGAACGGTGTGATTGATAGCGCGGGCGGGACTTACTACGGCTGGGCGACTAACATTCAAGAAGGCAACTTCCCCTGATGGCTTTGTTTCTGACCATCGCTGACACAAAGAACCAAGAGACGCAGCGCAAGCGTATCAATGCGCTGCTGGCCTTGTACGGCCCTAGCTATGGGTCAACCCTTCCTGACGCTGCGGATAGCCCCGATGGGCGTTTGTTCTATATCGGCGCGCAAGGCTATCAGAACCGTTCCGGGGCATGGGTGGCGCTATGAGACAATCAGCACAACGCTACGGACGCCAGCCGCTACGGTCTGTCTCTCAACAGCGAGTTTCTATCGGTCGCGCTATTCCGGCCCCGGTTGGCGGTTGGGATGCACAGTCTCCGTTGGCTGATATGCCGCCTGAAAACGCGGTCATTCTGGACAACTTTATCCCTCGCGCTGGCTATGTGGAACTGCGTAAGGGTTATGTGCCGTGGCAATCTGGCCTGCCGCTCCCGACCGAAACGCTAATGGTTTGGCGCGGTCATGTGTCATCGACTGCGGATGATATTTTTGCGGCTTGTGGCGGGTCTATCTTTGACGTGTCCAATCTCGGTGAAGCGCCTGTTGAGGTTTATACCGGCGCTGGCAATGCGCGCTGGCAATGGATTAACTTCGCCAACGATGCGGGAACATTCCTGATTGCCGCCAATGGGTCTGTTGCGCCGGTTTACTACAACGGCACAGCGTTTGCGGACACGGCAATTACTGGAACGTCAGGAAGCATTACGCTAGACCCGACTACGCTGGTCGATGTGATGGATCACAAAGGCCGCTTGTTCTTTGTGCAGGAAAACAGCCTGCGAACGTGGTTTTTGGACCCGTTTGCGATCCAAGGAACGGCGCGGCTTCTCGACCTTGGCCCTATCTTTGACAAGGGCGGCGCTATTCTGTGTCAGGCAACTTGGACGCTGGACGGTGGCTCGGGCGCTGACGATTTGGCAGTTTGGGTCACAACACAGGGCCAAGTGGCGGTCTATCAGGGCCTTGATCCTTCGGATGCAAACAATTGGGCATTGGTCGGGGTGTATGACCTTGGCCTGCCCCTCTCGCGTCGGTCGCTTATCAAGTACGGTTCTGACCTTATTTTGCTGACGACGGACGGCGTTGTCCCGCTTTCGCAAGCCTTGAAGCTGGACCGCGCGCAGGAAAACCTTGTCGCTCTGACTCAGCGCATCCAAAACGCCTTTCAGCAGGCGACCACGCGCTACCGCAACAACTTTGGCTGGGAGGGAACGCTTTACCCGAAAGGGACGCTGGCGGTCTTTAATGTGCCTGTTGCCAGCCTGTCTCGGTCGGCGCAATACGTTCAAAACGTCCAGACGGGTGCATGGTGCAAGTTCACCGGCATAAATGCGTTTTGCTGGGCAGTAGCTAATGACCAAATGTACTTTGGTGGGTCCGACGCGGTTTATCAGTGGGACACGGGCTATGCGGACGATGAAACCGGCATCGTTGGCGACATAAAGACGGCATTTAACTATTTCGGTTCTCGCGGGAGCCTGAAAAAGTTTGAAATGCTGCAACCCGTTCTTCGCATTGCTAGTGCGCTTGCCCCGGCTGTCGAGATTGTCACTGACTTCAAAGAACGCATCCCGACGGCTGTTCCGACTACTATTGCGGTGACGGGCGGTCAATGGGACGGTGGGTTGTGGGACGTGGCCATGTGGTCGCCTAGTGCACAAACGCGGGACAGTTGGACTAGCGTTACCGGCATAGGCTATTGCGGAGCGGTGCGGATGCGCGTCGCCCCTGAACCCGAAAACTATGTCGATCTAGCCTATGATGACGATGGCGTGGTGGCGTATGACGCTGACGGCGTTGTGGCCACGCAAGCGGCGCGTAATACGAATGCTCCGTGCGAGATTGTGGCGTTCAACGTGAAGTACCAAAACCAAACGGGCGGGCAACTTTGAGGCTAGTCTCTGGCCCATTCTCGCCGCTAGTCGCTCAATGGGTAGCGGACCAAATTGGGCATGGATTGGATTGGGGGCCGTGCGAGGCTATCGGAGTGGTCGATAAGCACGACAACCTCATTGGCGGTGTGGTTTTTAACCAGTATCAGCCTCAATATCGCAACATTGAGGTTAGCTTTGCCTCTACACGGGCGAACTGGTTGACGCCCAACCTAGTGACGGGCATACTCAGCTACGCATTCGACCAGCTTGGATGCAACCGGATCACCAGCCTGACGCCTAAGAAGCTGCGTAAGGCTCGCCAGTTCCTAATCAAGTTTGGGTTCAAACATGAGGGGACTGTGCGACGTGGATACGGTGATGATGACTGTATCATATCCGGCCTTCTCAAGAGCGAATGGCAAGCCCACCGCTTCAATAAAGGCCGCGTGAATGTCCAAGCCGAAACCTCCCGCAGCACCTGACCCGGTCCAACTTGCCAACGCGCAAGGCGCGGCTAATACCGCGACGGCGCGTGAGCAACAGCGGCTAAACATGGTCGGAACGTCAGGCCCGCAAGGGACGACGCGCTATGTCGCCGACCCCACACAGCCCGGTGGCTATCGTCAAGAAACCACGCTGTCGCCCGGCGAACAGCAGAACTATGACCGTTCAACTTCGGTCTATGGTAGCGCGCTGGACACGGCTGGACAGCAGATTGGCCGCGTAAACGACGCGCTTGGAACTGGCCTGAACACGGACGGTCTGCCCGGCCTGCAAGGGTTCAACGCCCCGGACTTCGACCGTCAACGGTTTGAGGATTCGGTTTATGCGAGCCAGACACGTCGCCTTGACCCGCAGTTTGATCGGATGGAACGCTCGCAGGATGCGAGATTGGCCGCTCAGGGCCTTGGGGCAAACAGCGACGCGACGCGCACTCTTCGCCAAGATTTTGCACGAGACCGAAACGACGCTTACGGAGAAGCCTCAAACCGCGCCATTCAAGCCGGTGGCGAGGAGCAATCTCGCGCTATTCAGCAGGCTATTGCCGGTGGGACATTCGGTAATCAGGCGCGGACGCAGGGCCTTCAAGAGCGGGCATACGTCCAGAACCAACCGCTTCAGCAGCTTCAAGCCCTGCTAGGCACGGGAACGGTTGGCATGCCGCAGGGCATCCAGTACAGCCCGACCGGCGTAGGCCAGACGGACGTGCTTGGGGCCAACCAAATGAGCCTCAATCAGCAGAACTCCAACTATCAATCTCGCGTGGGGCAACAGCAAGCCCTCATGAGCGGATTGTTCTCGCTTGGCGGGGCGGCGATTGGTGCCTCTGACCGCAGGCTTAAGCGCGACATTAAGCGCGTTGGCACGATGGCAAATGGCCTGCCGGTCTATGAATATCGGTATGTTTGGGGCCGCAAACGCCACGTTGGCGTGATGGCGCAAGACGTTCTGAAGGCAGGGATTGACGCGGTTGTCCGTCATTGGACGGGCTTCCTCATGGTCGATTACGGGAAACTCTGATGCCAGCCGCCCGCGCTCCCATGCCTGCCCCGCAGATGATTGAAACCCCGGCGATGCGCCGTAGCGCCATGCTGGCTCAAATGCTTGAGCAACAGCGCCAGCCCCAGCAAATCACGGGTGGTTACGGCGAGCTTGCGGCGCGTCTTCTCGGTCAAGGCATCACGCAGTTCAGTGCCAACCGTGCTGATAGGCGAGTGCGGGACGAACGGACAGCGCGGACGACTGGCGAGGCGGACGGGCTGGGGATGATTTTGGCTAATGTATTGCGGGATTCTGGTGGTTCGCCGCCCGCTTCCGCTATGCCCGCTGCTGCGCCTCCCCCAATGGTTCCGCCAGTTCCAAACACGCAACAGCCTGTTGAGGCCATGACGGCCCCGCCTCCTATGGTTGCGGGTTCTGCAATGCCCCCTGCCGCCCCGGCTGGAATGCCTGCACCGATGCCTCCGATGGCTGACGTTCCGCCCATGCCGCAACCCGCTGCGCCTGTTAGCCCGGCACCGCAAATGGTACCCTCAACCGCCCCGCAGGCAGCACCACAAATCGCCCCGCAATCAGCGGCTAACCCGCTTGGTATTACGCCCGGCGAAGCGGCGCGGATTCAAGAAGGTTTGGACGCATTCAGGCGGACGGGTGATCCGGCCATTGGTGCTTGGGTCCGTGGTGAGATTGACGCGGTGCGTCAGCGTATGTCCGCTCCCGCTGCGGAGCGACGTGAAGTCACAGACCAAAACGGCGTGAAGTATTTGGTGGACCCGACTGGCGCAACGCCGCCTGTTCCGCTGTTTGGGGAGCAAGGCGTTCCTGAGGATGCGCGGTCGCGGACGGTTGTTGCCGGTCCTGACGATGAGTACGGAATGCGTGAAGGCACGACGTACCAGATTTCGCCTAATGGCGTGGCGTCTGTCGTGCAGGCTCCGCGTGAAGGATATGTGCGTGGCCCTAACGGACTTCGCCCGGAAGTTGGCGGGTCCGAAGACTTGCCAAACAATCCACGCGCTCGGTTTGAAGCTATCACCGCAGAGCAAGGACGCCTTAAAGCCGTTCTCGATCAAGCAACCAGCCTCAACCGCAACATTCAAGCATTGCGGGCTGGCCTTCGGGCGCAAAACGGCTCTGGCGACAATGCCATGATTAACGGCCTTCAACGGCTCACTGACGACGGTGTAGTGCGTGAGGGGGACGTAGCGTTGCAACTTCGGATGCAGGGCCTTCAAGGAGGTATTGCGGGGCTTATCGGCTACTTGCGGTCGGATGGCACGTTCAGCCCGGAAATCCGGCAGCAATTGGCTGCGTTGGGTGAGGACATTTACGCCCGTCAAAGCCCGCTGTTCCGTGAGCAAATCATGGGCCGTCGCGACTTTATCGAGCGTAGCCTTGGCGCTGGTGCTTTTGATGACGTTGTTCCGCCTTCGGTGCGTCAAGCTTACGGGTGGGAGCCTGCCCCCGCGCCGCGTCCGCAAGCCCGTGCGCCACGACCGGCTGCGCCTAACCGTCCGCGTCAAGCCCGCCCAAATGTCCCGCCCCCTCCTCCCGGCTTTGAGGTCGATTAATGCCGCAAGAGGTCACAGCAACGAACCCGGCAACCGGCGAGACGCTTGTTCTCCGCAACGGCGCTTGGGTTCCAATGGACGCCGCGCCAGAGCCTGCGCCGACCGCTACTAATGCAGCGGGTGAAACTGTTGTGTTTGAAGGCGGCGAGTGGATTCCGCTGGAAAACGCTGGCGATAACGGCATCTATCCGCAAATGTTGCCCGGTTTGTCGGAAAGCAATCCGATTGACCTTGCTACGGCTGACCGTGCGACCCAAGCGGGCATGAAAAAGGGAATGTGGGTTAGGCATCCTGACGGAAGGGTTTACGCCCTTCCTGAAGACCCTCGCGAAGGAGAGTTCCGTTTAGGAGACGTTCCGGGGGCCGCAGGAACTTACGTCCGCCCCTTCTCTGTCGCTGAAGACATTGCCAAGTCTATCCCGACCGGCATTGTCGAAGGCGCAACGGGCATTGCGGGGATGCAAGGGACGCTTGGCCAACTGATCGGTGGTCAGCCGGGCCAATACATTCCGGGGTTTGGCTTCGTTGGCCCGTCTGGCGAGCAATTGAACGACGAGCTGCGTCGTAGCCTTGGCCGTGACTATTACCAGCCTCAAAGCGTGGCGGGTGAGTATGCGCGCACGGCTGGCGAGTTTCTTCCAAGTTTGATTGCGCCGGGTGGCGCTGGAGCCAAGGTTGCTTCATGGCTTGTGCCTGCTGCTGCGTCGGAAACGTCTGGCCAGCTTGCCCGTGCGTTGAGCGGCGGGCAGCGTGACACCACGGCAGAGGGTTTGGCGCGGTTTGGTGGCGGTCTGCTAGGTGGCCTTGGTGTTGGTGGTGCAAGTGCGGTGCGAGGCGGTGCGGATATTTCGCTCCGCAACGCAGCACAAGGCGTAACCCCGCAGATTCTGCAACGGGCGGCTGAGATTCGACGTAACGCGCAGGTTATGGGCATCGACCTGACCAACGCGGAAGCTATTCAACAAGCGTCAAATGGCGGGACCGGCCTTAGCCGATTGCAGCGCGTGGTCGAGGGCCAAACGTCGCGCATGGCCCCAATGTTTGCCAATCGCCCCAATCAAGTGCAAGGCGCTATTGAGGCGCGACTGAACCAAATTGCGCCGCAAACAAGCGGTCCACAGGTCGCAGGGCAAGCGCAAGAGGCCGCAACGGGCGTTCTCGACATTATGCGCCGCCGCATTAACGAAAGCGCGCAACCGCTATACGATCAACTGCCCGGCCAAACCCTTGACCCGGCTGACCTCGCAGCGTTGCAAGCAAACCCGTCTTACTCGCTCGCGTCTGAGCAATTGATGGGCAACCCGGAATTGGCGGCGCTAGTGACGGGCGGCGCTGACGATCTTTCGACGGTCAATCGCGTAATTCAGCAACTCGACACAATGGGCGAAAACGCACGGCCTAGTGTGATGAATCCTATGGGCAACAACACGCTTGCGGCGCAGCGAGAACAAGCCGCTCGGCTTGCGCGCCAACTTGCGGGCGACGCATCACCGGAATTTTCTGCCGCACGGCAGACGGTGGCAACCGGACGAGAAGCGTTCATTGAGCCACTGAGGCGTGGCCCGATTGGCGCTATTGCCGGTCAATCCGATGTTACGCCAAATCTCGCGGGACAAACTGACGCGCTATTCCCCGCCATGCCATTTGAGGGCCAAGCGGCTGAAACCGCCCGCGCGCTTCAATTGATGGGCGAAGTTGACCCGACTGTGGCAGGGCCGCTTGTCCGTCAGCATCTGGCTCGGCAGTCGATGGAAGCGCAACAGCAACTTGCCACAGGTGATAACCAGTTTGGCGGGGCCAACTTTGCAGCCCGTGCCTTTGGCAATCCTGAACAGCGCCGTACCGTCATGGGCGCGATTGACGCCGCTGCGCCTCCCGTTGACCCTAACATGGCATTCCCGCCACTTAGCCCTAACGCATCACAAGCAATGCCGTCTGACCCGATGGCCCGGCTTGTCGAAGTGCTGCAAGCGACCGGCCAACGTCAGCGCGCCGGGTCTGAAACAGCGTTTAACGCGGAAGCAATTGACGCCCTTCGCGCTGGAAACATGGCGTCTGGCGCGGTCAAATCCGTGTCTAACCCGCTGGGCGTTCCCGGTCGGATTGGCCAAGGCATTGATGATTTCTTCGCTCGCCGCAGCGCCGAAACGTTGGCGGACTTGCTCATGGGCAGTTCGGAAGACTTCAGCAACAGGCTTACCCGCGCTATCAATCGACCCCGTGGGGCTAACCGCGTTCGTGCGGGCGTGGCCTTGTCGGCGGGACAGGAGGACTAGATGAGCCGCAACGGCGCAGGAAGCTACACGCCTCCCTCAAACACATGGAACCCGGCAACGCCCGACACGGCTATTCTGTCGGACGACTGGAACGACACGCTAGATGATCTGGCAACCGCCCTGACGCAATCGCTTGCGTCCGATGGCCAAACTACGGCGTCAGCGGTCATCCCGTTTGCTCAAGGCGTTTTGGTTTCAGCGGGCGCTCTAGGTACGCCGTCCATTGCTGTGATTGGCGACACTGACACGGGCTGGTATTTTCCGGCTGCTAATCAGTCGGCGCTTGTCTGCGGCGGTATTGCTGTTCTGACAGCTACGTCCAGCGGCGTGACGTTCCCGCTTGGGGTGACGTTTGCGGGCAACCAGACGGTTACGGGAAACCTGACCGTCAACGGTAACACGACCATTGGAAACGCCTCGGGTGACACCCTGACGGTTGCGGCAACGGGTACGTTTACAGGCGACCAGACTTTTAGCGGCGCGGTGACGGTCCCGGATGCATCGTTTACGAATGCCAAATTGGCTACTGTTGCTACGGCGACGATTAAAGGCCGGGTAACTGCGGCGACGGGCGTGGTTGAGGACTTGACCGGCGCCCAAGCAACTACGCTTTTGAGCGCGGTTGTGGGTGATAGCGGATCGGGCGGAACTAAGGGCCTTGTTCCCGCTCCTGCTGCTGGCGATACGGCTGCGGCACGGTTCCTTAGCGCGGCGGGAACTTGGGCCGCTGCGGTTCCTGTCGGCTCCATTACGATGTACGGGGCCAACTCGCCTCCAACAGGGTGGTTGGAGTGTAACGCGGCAGCGGTTTCGCGCACGACTTACGCGGCATTGTTTGCGGTTATCGGTACTACGTTTGGCTCTGGCGATGGTTCTACGACCTTCAACCTGCCGGAATCGCGCGGCGAGTTTATGCGTGGCTGGGACAACTCACGGGGCGTTGACCCGTCGCGCGTGTTCGGCACCGCGCAGTCTGATGAGTTTGAGGCACACGTTCACTCGGTCACGCCTCCTGCCGCTGCGGATGATACGGCGTCGGGATTGACCACGACCGGAACGGGCGGCGCAGAAACCATTACTCCATACAATACGGCATCGACGGGCGGGACCGAAACGCGGCCCCGCAACATCGCTGTGCTGTTTATTATTAAGTACTAAGGGACAATCATGGCCATTCCGCCCCGGAAGACATATCCCGAACTAACCGCTCTATCCGCTCCAATGGTCGGAACGGACGTGATTGCCGCTTATCGTTCGCCCGGTCCTTTGAACCGCACCACCGCGTCGGTTTTGGCCACATATGTTACCAGCACTCTAGGGCCTCTGGCCACGCTTGTTCCGGGAACGGGCGTTGCTACGGCTTTAGCGGTCAATGTGGGTTCTGCCGGAGCCTTCACCACGTTTAACGGTGCGGGCGGAACGCCGTCCTCTTTGACGCTGACGAACGCCACAGGCCTTCCGGTCGGTTCGGGAATCTCTGGGCTGGGAACGGGAGTGGCAACGGCTCTAGCTGTCAACGTGGGTTCGGCGGGCGCTCCTGTGCTGTTCGACGGCGCGGGCGGTACCCCGGCATCCATGACGCTGACCAATGCGACAGGCCTCCCGATTGCGGGGCTTGTCGCCTCTACCTCAACCGCTATCGGTGTCGGCTCGATTGAGCTTGGCAACGCCTCCGACACGACCCTCACTCGGTCCAGTGCGGGCAATGTGGCGATTGAGGGAAACCTGATTTACCGCGCGGGCGGGACTGACGTTCCAGTCGCGGACGGGGGCACAGGAGCCTCAACGGCAGCAGACGCGCGGACGAATCTCGCGGTTGTCGGCACGGTTGAACTGGCGTCTTCGACAGGCGGCGCGCTGGTAGGTAATCAGCTTACCGCAGGTTCAAACCTCCAAACCCAAACCTTGACGCAATACATTGGCGGCGGGCCGCTCATGCCCACGATGTTTGCGGGGACCGATCAGCAGCAGATCACCCGTGCCATTACGGAAGCGGGCCAAACGCGAGACGGCGGCGCGGGCCAGACGGTCCAGATCGCCCGCAAAGAATACGACATGACGGCATCGATTAATGCCGCCGACCGCGTGACCATCGCCGGGTTCAATAAGCGAGGGAGCGTCCTAAAGGCCAACGCCGCCCACACCGGGCCCTACATGGTTACGGCGGTCAACGGCACGTCCTCCATGTTTGACAACTGCCTCCGCGACCTGACGCTGAACTGTAACGACGTGGCGAGCCTTGGCGGTGTTCTGTCGGATGCGTGGCAGGAAGGCGGCGGGATGGACAATGTCCTTCTGCAAAAGTTCCGCACTTACGGCGTCTATTTCCAGAACGGCTACGGTGGCGCGGCTGTTTGCTCGATTTCTAACTGCGAGTTGTTCGGATCAAGCGCCGGAGCGTCTCCGACTGCGGGCATTTATGTTGCTCAGATCAAGGTGGCTGGTGCGTTCGTTCTTAGCGTGACCAACACCACGATTGCGGGTGATGCAGCGGTGCCGATCACGCGCGGTATCCACATGGTCAACGACAGCCTGAATGCCCGCTCGGTTCACTTTGAGAACTGCACGACCGGGATTTATCTGGACGGCGGCGGAAGCCACGTCCTCGAAAACATCACGGGCTTGAGCAACGTGACGAACGTGGTTGAGCTTGCATCGACGTTCACTGGCAACCTGACCATGATCGGCTGCAAGCGCGATGGTGCGACCAATCTTCTGAAAGACAACCGGACGGGAGCCACGAAGATCGGCAACGGTACGCCGGGCGTTATCACCACTGATCGCGACATTACAATCACCGCTAGCATCCCTGCTGCGATTCATACGATTGTCGCGTCGGGCGTCTTTAACGGGACTGGCACTCCCGCGATGACGAAGGGCGGCAACGGAGTAACGTCTATCACTGATAACGGAACGGGCGACTATACGCTGAATCTGTCAAACACATTTGGCAACGCGAACGACATTCTGTTGTTTGCCTCCCATAACGGGGTCGGCGGTCATGTCCGATGCGACGCGGTAGGAACGTCATCCTGTCGGATTTACACTTATGACAACGGCACCCCTCCGGTTGCGGCGGATCAAAACCAAATCAAATTTATGGTAGTGCAGACGCAATTCACCTAATCAGAATCGGCAGGACAAACCATGACCGCTCAAGACCATATCGACGCCATAGGCGCAGCAATCACGGAGCTAGAGGGCGCTGCGAAAGAGGCCAAGCAAGCCTCCCGTAAGGTGGTTCAAACCACCCGCGCGCTGCATGACGCGCTAGGCGCTGCGGAGGCCGCTTACATCGCCAGTACGGAAAATGACGGTGGCAACGTGGTTGCGTTCTCTGGTGGAAATGACAAGCCGCCCGTCGATGATCCTAATGGGCCGATCAAGCCGTGAGCCTGATGCTGATCTATATGACGGCTACGGTCGCGGTCTTTGTTGCCTGCTTTTTAGCCTACAGGTCTAGGCCGGAGAAGTACGCAGACCTAATGGGCGTCAGCGCGCTGCTATCGGTGGTCTTCGTCATCAATAATCTGCTGGTGACGTTGTATGGCTTTCCAGAGGTCATTCTGGCAGCCCCGGTGCTGGATGCGTTTCTAGCGGTCATGATCTACCGAGCGTGGGTGGCAAACCGCGAGCCGTGGAAGGTCGTGATGGTGGGTGCGCTAGTGGCACAACTCATGCTACACGTCGTCGCAATTTCCATGTGGAAGTTGAGCGCCCTGACGCAACACGGGCTGTATTTGTACGTTGTTGCGGTCAATGCGTTTTTCATTGTTCAGCTTCTGGCCCTTGGGTGTGTCGGGGTAGGTCATGGTCTGGATCGGCTTCGCACTTATCTGTCTAGTCGCCGGGGTCTGCCTTTTGCTGCGGATGCTCACCAATGAGCGACCCGACGCTAGCCGTGGTAGCCGACCGAGTGGCGAGGCTGACGGTCAGGGTTGAAGACCTTGAACGGAAGATGGATGCGGTGATGTCCCTGCAACGCTGGCAGATGGGGGCGGCTGTCGGGTTCGGTGTCGTCCTGACCTTGCTGCTCCCGAAAATCTCGAACGTTCTCGGGCTAACATGACGGATACGCCCGTCATCCCGCGCGAGGTTCCGCGCATTCCCAAATCGGAAATGGTCAAGAGCTTCATTGGCGACCTCGCTAGGCCCTTTGCTATCATTGTGACTTCCTATGCTGCGATGCGGGCGACGATCATCATTGCGGAGAAGGTCGAGAACGGGAACGACGGGGCCATTTTTGCTGGGGCCTACTTCCTCGGTGCGGCTACCCTCTTTGGAGCCAAGGCAATCGAGGCCATAAACACAACTCGCGCTCGCCGTGACGTGGACGTGGCGCAGGTCAACGCAGGAAACCCAACGCCATGAGCAAGGCTCTATTTGACGCTGTAAGGGCCATCAAGGGCTCTCCGCTGACACAGGCGGACGTGGACGCCATAAACGCGGCGCTGGCCCCCCCGCTGGTCGGTTCGGGATCGGCGTTCACGTCAACAGCCAAGCGCGTTAGTCCCGAAGGCATTGCGCTCATTCACTCCTTTGAATCGTGCAAGCTGACCGCCTATCCGGACCCCGGCTCAGTGGACGGCAAGCCGTGGACGATTGGTTGGGGATCGACTGGCCCCGGTATCGCCAAGGGTGTCGTCTGGACGCAAGCGCAAGCGGATGAGCGGTTCGCGGCTGATCTGGCGCGGTTTGAGAAGGCCGTAGCCCTGATGGCTACCGTGACCACTCAAAGCCAATTCGATGCGCTTGTGTCGTTTGCCTACAATGTCGGTCTGTCCGCGCTGAATGACAGCACCCTTCTCCGTCTGCACAAGGCAGGAAACTATGTTGGCGCTAAGGACCAATTTATCCGCTGGAACAAAAACGACGGAAAGGTGATGAACGGCCTTATCCGCCGTCGTGCTGCGGAAGCGGCTTTGTACGGCTCTTAATGTGGCTCCACGTTTCCCGCTTACGGACCCGGCAAGCAGTAGAGACAGAAACGCCGCAAATCGCAGCCGCCTCGGTCGCTGTACCGCAGAACGTAAGGATAAAAGCCGCTTGATCCTCGGTTAGACGAGAGTTCCCGTTAGCCGCTCCTCTCGCTATAACGCCGTGCCTAATGGCGTCTTCGGAGTTCTGTTTAGGCGTTCCATAATACAGGTTTTCGGGCGTGTTTTCTCGGGCCTTCCCGTTCTTGTGGCAGACAAACAAGCCTTGTGGTCGCGGCCCTATAAATGTCTCGGCTACAAGGTGCGAGACCTCACGGGACAGAACGCGCTTGTCCACGCAAAGCGAAACCTGCAACCGTCCGTTCGACTTCACCACTAACTTTAGCTGGCGAGGCCTCCTGCCGCACGAATCAGGGTTTGCGCGCCTGACATTACCCACGGACGAACACTCGTAGTCCGTCGCGGATGGAATAGTTTTCCAAATCTCTTTCATGCTCTGTTTGTAGCTAGATATTGCATCTAGCGCAACATGAAACGAGAAGGCCCTCCAACCGAAGCTGAAGGGCCTGTCCGGCTTGTAGGCGTTTCCCGCAGTCGCGGTGGCGCTTAGTGCGAGGCCGGTCGCTACTCCGACTGTCTCAGCGCCCGAAGGCGAAGCTTCGTAGGCTTCTGCGTGTCTGCTTTCCACGCCGCTCGCACTACCCTTCTAGCCTATATGTGCTAGTCTCTCAACCATGAACATTCCGGCTGAAATCCGTCGTTTGGTCGCTCTAAGCGTCCTGATCGTCGTCCTGCTGTTCGCTGGCGCGATCCTGACCATGTGCCAAAGCCGCAGGGAAGCCGCTACAGCCCATGCGAAGGCTCGGCAGGCTGCGGCACAAGCAAACGCCGGTTCTGCCGCTGTACGGGCCACTGAGGGTCGTTACGAGCGGGACGCGGCTACGGATGCACAAACCAAGTCCAACGCGGACTTTATCGACGGAGCGGACAATGCAGAGCAAGATGCTGGCGAGGCTGGCCGTAGGGGCTGGATTGCTTACTGCCGCCGGGTGCGGGACAACCATCCAAAGTGCGCTGGATTGCTCTAAGCTGATCGGCCCGTCCCTTCGCGCTGACGTTGCGGTAACGCCCCCTCCCGAAGAGAACGCTATCGGTCCGTGGGTCGTGGTTGCAGACGCTCGCCACGGCGATACGGACAAGGCGAACAACCGGGCTAACACCGTGATTGAGATTTGCGACGCGGTAGGGGTTGAGAATGCGAGGCTTACTCGTCGTCCGTGGTGGCGCTTCTAGGGTTCAGCCACAACCACACCTGACACGCAGCAGCCACAGCAAAGAAGAACGCCATTAGCTCTATGGCTTCACGATCTGTCATTGGTCTGGCTCCTTCTCAGCTACAACAGCCGTATCTGAAAGCTCGGTAGGTATCGGCGTAGCCGATGAACCCAAACCATGTGTGGGGATGACTGCGAGGGCTTGGAGGATGGCGTCGGCCAGTTCTTCGGCGTCTAGGCGGTTCCAGTCGATGAGATAGAAAGCTTGAATGGCTTCAACGACCGCCAACTTCTCCCGCCAAGCCACAGCCTCCATAGGCCGAGAGAGGGCTTCGATGGTGTCGAGCGCGGATTGCACGTCGGCGATTTCGACGCACACCAATCGGCTAGGGGCGATGTCGGACAAGTTCTCCCGCAGCCTTTCGATCAGCGCAGCCACGGCTTCCCGGTCTATGTAGTGAGGTTGGGTCATGACTCGTGATGCTTTCCGATGAGGGCGGCGAGCGCGATCAGAGGCCAGAAAATGACGGTCGAGGCGCTGACCTCAAGCCACCACATCCCAAACCAGATGCGGGCGGTTTCGACCACGACGGCCCCGACGATGGCGTAGGCGATGCAGCACATAATGATCTCGAACGCGCTCACGTCCCGCCCTCCCCGGTCTTCACGGGAGGGGTGTTTTGTGCACTACGGCCTTCGGCCTTCGTACCTACCGGGTTTGCAGTTGTAGCTTCCGTATAGGCCCGCATCATCGCGACGAACCGGAGAGCGTCGAAACCGGGCCAGCACTTGACGGCCTCGGAACGGGTGTAAGCGAGAGCGGTGTGCTGAATAGCATCGTCATAGATAGCCTCGGCCACAGCGCAGACGACCGGGTCAGACCAGTGAGGCATTGAGAAACTGGTCATGCTGGCCACCACGCGACAGGATAGAAGCACTTGCTCCGTTCCCAGTTTCCGCCGCCCTCCATGACGGTCTCGCCTTCGCCCCAGTGCCGGACGCTCGGCACCTTTGGATGAACCGCGCGGGACTGTATGCGAGCAACGCGCCCGGTCTTGTCCACGCCCATGATCCACGTCCCGTCGAGCGGAGCGGTGTCCATTTCAAAGTAGGGATCAGTCATCGCGCACCCATGTCGCTGTCGTGAAACCAGTCTTCGTCTCGGAGAGTATCTTCCGTGGCGTCCACAATGCCAAAAGGGGCGCACGACCCGTCCTCGGAGGGCGGACTTCCAAGCGCGTACACATCAACGACGATGAAGGGGTCGGTTCCTTGATCTGGCGCGTGATCGGGGTTGCCGACGACAAGGAAGCCTTCATCGTTGAACTCGTAGGGCGCTCCCTCTGCCATCGCGACAAGCGCCGCCCGGACAGTGGTGATGTGAGTTGCTTTCTCCGGTCCCTCGGTGGGTATGACGGCCTCTTGGCCGGAATGAACCATACTCATGACCCCTTCTCCGTCTGAGGGAGGATGGTTTGGTAATTGATTGGCTTCCACGCGACCGGGTAGAAGCATTTGCTGACCTCCCAGTTTCCGCCGCCCTGCATCTCGG